CCGTCTACAAGACACAAAAAATCGACAGAACTCGATTGAGACTTTCAATGAAGAAACCCAGTTCGAGTGGCAAAAACTTCAATGTATTGTCAGAGACACATCAAGACAAGCCTATCAACAAGCCATTGACATGGGAATCGCAAAGGAGCAAGCTCGTGCTGTACTGCCTGAGGGACTTATTCTTAGTCGCATGTATATGGCTGGCAGCCTTCGCAGTTGGATCCATTACTGTCAAGTAAGAACAGATATAAGCACACAAAAAGAACATAGAGAAATTGCGCTGGATGCCTGGTATCAGATCACTGAACAGTTTCCATCGCTTAAAGACGCATTAGACATTTAGGAGTAAACATGAATAGTAACTATCTTCCAACCCTCTATCAGCAGTTCATTCACAAGTCTCGTTATGCACGATGGCTTTGGAATGAGAATCGTCGTGAAGCATGGGATGAAACTGTAGGCCGATATTTTGATTTTTTCGAAGAACATCTTTCTGACACCGTAAACTATAAACTTGATGCTAACACTCGTAGAGAGTTGGAAGAATCTGTTCTGTCACTCAAGACAATGCCATCGATGCGTTGCATGATGACAGCAGGTGAAGCATTGAAGCGTGAGAATGTGGCTGGTTATAATTGCTCATATGTTGCAGTTGACAGCCCTCGTTCATTCGACGAGATTCTTTATATCCTTATGAATGGTACTGGCGTTGGTTTCTCGGTCGAATCGAGGTTCACCGAGCAGATGCCAACTGTAGCTGAGAAGCTGTATGAGTCCGATACAACCATCGTTGTTGCAGATAGCAAGCTTGGTTGGGCAAAGTCTCTTAAAGAGTTAATTCACCTACTTTACTCTGGTCAAATTCCTAAGTGGGACCTTTCAAAGGTTCGTGCGGCTGGTGCACCTCTAAAGACATTCGGTGGCCGCGCATCTGGCCCTGCGCCACTCGATTCACTATTCAAGTTTAGCGTTGACACCTTCAAGAAGGCCAGTGGCCGTCGTCTCACAACTCTGGAGTGCCATGACATTGTTTGTAAAATTGCTGAAATTGTTGTTGTCGGTGGTGTTCGTCGCTCCGCTCTTATTAGTCTCTCTGACCTGTCTGATGATCGTATGCGCGTGGCTAAGTCTGGAGAGTGGTGGAAAGAAAACGTACAGCGAGCATTAGCTAATAACTCTTATGTTGTCAGAGAGAACATTGACGTTGGCATCTTCATGAAGGAGTGGTTGTCACTCTATGAATCTCACTCTGGCGAACGCGGTATCTTCTCTCGTCAGGCCGCAAAGAAGCAGTCTGAGAAGTTTGGTCGCCGTGATCCTAACCACGAGTTCGGCACCAACCCATGTTCCGAAATCATCCTTCGCAGCCGCGAATTCTGCAATCTCACCGAGGTTGTTGTGCGTGGTGATGATACTCTCAAGAGCCTCAAAGAGAAAGTTCGTGTTGCAACCATTCTCGGTGTTTTTCAGTCAACTCTTGTAAACTTTAAATATCTCTCTTCTGGTTGGAAGAAGAACTGTGAAGAAGAGCGTTTGCTTGGTGTATCACTGACAGGCATCATGGATAATGAGTACACGAATGGTCTCAAGGGTAATCTCGAAATGTTCTTGAATGACCTTCGCAAGGTTGCACAAGACACGGCCAAAGAATGGTCGACCAAGTTAGGTGTACCCATGCCTGCGGCCATCACCTGCGTCAAACCATCAGGCACCGTATCGCAGTTAGTTGACGCAGCATCAGGTATCCATGCAAGACACTCACCCTATTATATTCGTACAGTAAGAGCAGACGTAAAAGACCCCCTAGCAAAGATGATGATTGACATGGGTTTCCCCGCAGAACCAGATGTCACCAAGCCAGACCACACCCTCGTATTTTCATTCCCAATCAAATCACCAAACAACGCAGTATGCCGCAAGGACATGACAGCTATTGAACAGCTCGAATTGTGGCTGGCTTATCAACGTCATTGGTGTGAGCATAAGCCATCTATAACCGTTTCTGTCAAAGAGAGTGAATGGCCTGAAGTTGGTGGTTGGGTTTGGAATCATATCGATGAAATGAGTGGAGTTTCATTCTTACCATTCAGCGAGCATACATACCAGCAAGCACCTTATCAAGATTGCGAGAAAGAAGACTATGAAGCACTCTTGGCTAAGATGCCAAAAGATGTTAATTGGTCTATGCTTGCCGATTATGAGAAGCAGGACACTACAACAGGTTCACAGGAATTGGCTTGTGTTGCTGGCGGTTGCGAAATCGTATAAGGAGCAGAACAATGTCAAAAGAAGTAGAAAAGAAAATCTGCACCTACTGTGAATCAGACTATAAGCTAATGTATGACTTAGACAGCACATCAGGGCATCCAAAGTTTTGCCCTTTTTGTGCCTCTGAGGTTTATGATGAAGATGAGGTGGTAGAGGATGAAGATGAATGATAACCTTCATCATCCCATGTTACAACGAACAAGAATACATTTCTGAGTGTATTCGTTCAATCAAAAGAGAGGCCGCATTAATCCCGCATGAGATTCTCGTCATAGATAATAACTGCACCGACAATACGGCCTATATCGCTATATTTGAAGGTGCACAAGTTATCAAAGAACCTCGTAAAGGTGTTGTTTACGCAAGGCAAACAGGTTATGAACATGCAAAGTATAACCTGATTGCAAACATAGATGCCGATTCTAGATTGTTTCCTGGATGGATCTGGACAGCAATGAGCCATATGTCGAAGCCTGATGTTGTTGCTGTTACAGGGCCAATCATCTATGATGGTGCGAATATGGCTCTTAGAATTTCAACACGCATCTACTACTGGTTCGCATTACAAAGTAGTAAATATATCGGAGTGTTTCTTCAAGGTGGAAATTCTCTGATTAAAAAGTCGGCCTTAGATAAAGTTGGTGGATATGACCTATCCATCGCTTTCTATGGTGAAGACACCATGACAGCAAAAAGACTAGAGCAATCAGGTAAGATTGTCTTTTCACCAAGCTTATTCATTTACTCTTCACCTAGAAGAATGAATGAACAGGGTGTTATAAGCACAGCATGGTTGTATTTGACTAATTATTTTTCAGTGACGTTCAAAAACAAATCGACAACGAACGATTACAAGGATTATAGATGAAGTCATATAGAACAGTATTCATCTCAGATATTCATCTAGGCACAAAGATGAGTCAGGCAGATCAACTGCTAGACTTCATGAAAACATTCGAGTGTGAAAAGATATATCTTGTTGGTGATATTGTTGATTGTTGGTCTATGTCAAAGAAATCGATATGGTCTCAATTTCATAATGACGTAATACAGAAGCTATTGCGTAGAGCGAGAAAAGGTACAGAGATTGTTTATATCCCAGGAAACCATGATGATGTTATGCGTAACTATTGCGATAACGAATTCGGTCATATTATTATGGTTAGGGAAGCCATACATGTGGGAGTCGATAGCAGGCTATATCTTGTTACTCATGGCGATCAGTTTGATATTGTTATGAGGAACGCCAAGTGGCTTGCTCATCTTGGTTCATGGGCCTATGATATTAGTATCAACCTCAGCCGGTTTGTGAACAAAGTTAGAACCGTGTTTGGTATGCCATACTGGTCTCTTTCGGCCTATCTCAAGAACACTGTCAAAGAATCAGTCAATTTCATTGGTGACTATGAAGAAACACTATGCAACTATGTGAAAGGTAAGAAGCTAGATGGTATCATTTGCGGTCATATTCACCATGCTAATATTCGTGATATTGGCGGCATTAGATATATGAACTGTGGTGATTGGGTAGAGTCCTGCACTGCATTGGTAGAACATCATAATGGTGCATTTGAAATCGTAAAATGGAAATGATATAAATACTAGCATGAAAACATTCAAGCAGTTCGAAAAAGAAAAAAAGAAAGAGATGGCTACAGGTGTAATTCCTGTAGCCATCCACTTCAAACATATCACCTCTGTTGCAGACGTAGAAGGTCCTGAAGTCAAAGGGCTTATACCTGCACCAATTCATTTTAGACATGTTCAACCAAAAAAGAAGCTAGATGAGGCTGCAAAACCTGCGACCGGTTATAAAGCTTGGTTGAAGACTGATGATAACACAAAGCTTGGTAAGAGCCCTGAAGCCATTTCAAATAAGCTTCATAAGAGTAATGCTTTCACACCAGAACATGATAGTTCGATCAGACACTACACCGGTTCTAAGGGGGCGTCTGGGAAGGGGTGGGCTAGTACCAACATGAATAAGAATCTTATCAAGAACAAGGGTAAGATCATAGCTAAGACACATCAGAAGCATGTGAAAGGGCTCGACTCGGCTATCAGCAGTAATCCTATCCAGCACGATGTTCATACTTACTCTGGTACATCTTTTGATCCTCGTAATCACCTTGATAAGAAAGGGCAGATGCTCTCGCCCGCCTACATCTCAACCACTCACGATAAAAATGTAGCTCACTCATTTGCACAGAATGCTACAGAGGGTAAAGATTCATATGCACCTAGACACATCATCCATTTTGATTTGAAGAAGGGTGATCCAGCCACTCACGTTTCACATTTGTCAGACCATACTGGTGAGCATGAAACTGTCATTAGCCGTAATACGAAACTCCAATATCATGGTACCGAGTCTCACTATGATCCTGATCGTGAAGCTCGTTTCAATATCCATCGCATGAGTATCGTTCGTAAGAAGTAACCTACATACCTCTTGACAGGAGGTATATTATGTGGTACTATGAGAATAAGGAGATCAGTGATGAAGATATCAAGGAATACACTGGATTTGTATACTGTATCACCAATCTTACCAATAACAAGAGTTACATCGGTAAAAAACTCTTTGTATCAACCCGCACAAAGACCCTCAAAGGAAAACGTAAAAAGGTCAAGCTCGACTCAGGATGGCGAGACTATTACGGATCTAATGCTCTACTCAAGGCCGACGTTGAAGCCCTAGGCGCAGACAAATTCCGCCGAGATATCCTTCACCTTTGCAAGTCCAAAGGCACCGCCAACTACCTGGAAATGCGGGAACAAATTGACCGTCGCGTTCTAGAGTCCGACCAGTTTTATAACGACTGGATCATGGTAAAAGTGTCTCGCTCCCACATAAAATTGTAACATCTTTTGTAACACACAGGAACCTTCAATTCTTGTGTGGCATTTCTGCATCATTAGACTAAAGTATACCAAGCTTGGCAAGAGATTTCGCTTGTGTTCCGCTCCAGACCATGTATCCTATATCCATGATGAAGAGAGAGACGAACGGAGACTTGACCTTGACAATAATCTATGACCTCAGCAAGCTTGATCCTCAGGTCCGCAAGGACATTGAAAACAAGCCTAAAATTCGCAAGCTGTTTACTGTCAAGCCTGACAAGCTGCTAGGTGTTAGCGGCGACGCGAAGACTAGCAAAGGCGAAAAGCTCGGCTTCAAGACCGCCATCCTTTACATGGCCCCTGCAATGCAAAGCGGTGAGCAATTGTGCCCCATGGCTGCAATTGCCCAATGTGACCTGGCCTGCCTGTTTACCGCTGGTCGCGGTGCAATGGC